AGTTCTTCACCTAAGCCCTTCGGGCCTTTACAAAAGTCCTCATACAAGGTTTTTGTTATTCATTCACTACTTCTAATCCGAACCACATAACGAATATTCATCATAGCAAGTTCCCTAGAGAACTTATTATTTCTTTACATCAGTTATTACTTAATTCATAATTTAAGTCATAATCAAGGTTTCCCATAAGACCTCAGACATGATTGAAATGAATTGATTTTCAAATTAATCCCTAAGACCTAATTTCTTTTGTTGATAATTTTTTTAGTTCATGGTTGATTTGGTTTATTATCAAGTTATATTCACTATATCAGGTAAGACCATATTTGTTATTCCAAGTTTAACAATAAAAGTGATTTGTTCCAGAAATGAATGAACCTAAGAAATAAGAACTAAAAATAAAATTATGTTTAAAATCCCATTACCAGAGATAACAAAATAAAAACGAACAGACATGAAAAATACACCGTATCAAGCTAATGACCGGTGTTGTTTCCATAGTGTTCGTAAATTATTGTGTGGTACAGGTATGGGTTGTTTCTTATCCAAATTTTGGATACAGTAAGTCGATTGATCGTTAGATTATTGTTTTCATTTTGCTAGTATAGACATAGTAACCCCTACGGTATAACCCGTATAGATACAACTATATCGACTACTAATCAAGGATTAGAAAATCAATATCTAACGATAACATAACCGTGCCCATTTAACGGGAGGAAAGCATCCCACCCCCCGGCTACCTCTTTTCTACACCCCTCGTTTCTAGTCTTATGCTTCGCAACTGTCTGGAAGAGGAACGGTCTGACTATTATCCAATACCCCTTTCGGTAGCTTGATATTGGTAGTCTTCGGTCTGATTATTATGATTACGCCAGATTCTCATTTCGCAAGAACCTTTTAGTTTATTCCACCATAATATTTTTGATTCTTTATCCTATCAAAGAATCTATCAAACCAGGCATTTATTGGATAATGAGGATGTCCTAACTTAATTAAAAGTATCATCGGGCCTCACAATCGCGATTCTCGTCTGACACGCATGCCTACCAAAGAATCACTATCTTCACACCTACATGAATATTTATCTTTTCTGAAAAGACCTTGTTTTTTAATTTAGAGACTGAACGCAACCACATTGTCGCAATAGTAGCGAATATCACCAATGTCAGTTGATACGTACTCCTTAAGAAAATTCAAACAATTTACTCGACCTATACCATCAGCATTCATTATAAGACATATATGTGGTATGGCGACTAGCGAGTCTATATATTTTTTGAACTTTTCTTGTTCGTGTCTTCTCGCTTTCATTTGTTCTTTCTGTTTCTGGTTGTATTCTTTGGTGGCGAAATTGTAAGCATCGTCTATAGTGGCGCACTGCCCAAGACGCATGACATGCTCTGTTATCGCAGAACTCTTATCTAGTTGTTTCATTTTTATTTTTTATTTGTTTGTTGGTTAAGGTTAATTGTTCATATCTCGGCCATCATTTTATTCATCTTCAAAATTATAGACATGGCATATGCATATGCATGGGACTTCTTGAAATAATATCCTTCTTCAGCCATCCAGATTTTTTCTTGAATAACCTTTATAGACTCATTCAACAAATATCTTTTACTGGGTCTTATCAATGCCAATACTATTGCAATATCTCCTAATGACCTAGGAGATATTTTTTTGACTATATCATAGTGATCTCTTAGGTGAGGCAACTCATCTACCACTTCCTTATAATCGAACATAGTCCAATCTGGCTCTGTAGACACATATCTTTCCACCTGTTCTTGTGAGTCTATTCCCTGATATAAAGTGTTGTTCAACAAGTCTATCTTTCGATAACCAAATTCTTCAGCCTTCTTGTAGTCCAATGCCGCATATCCATTTTCTAATTCTGGTATTGCTTGTATATACACTCCAGATGGATGAGGTTGTGGACTATTGTTTTTTATTATTGACGCAGAAACTAAATTTGGTATCTGTATGAGTATTGCATTTCTATCGGCTACGTCTATATCTATGTCCATGATTTTTATTTTTAGATGTTGTTGTCATTAAGAACCTCACATAATTGTAAGAACTGGTCTTGGTTACGGTCTATTGCAACTTCCCATGCCTCAAACACCAGAATGTCACCACATCGTTCATAATTTAAGGCATTGAATTCACTCAATACTTTCTTGCCTTTATTAGAAGCAAATAAAAACCAAGGACTAATATTTCCTTCTCTGATATGTCTGGCTATTGTGTTATTATGAACCAACTCAAAATATTGTGTTATATCTAACCCAACACCTGCGCAATATTTTTCCATGAAGGATATAGTTCTGGTGGTTGCATCTCCGATGGTTTCTTTTAAAGAATGCCATTTCACATAAGACAATAATGTATCTTCTAATGCCCACTGATATGATTTCAACTTTCGGGCCAACACCCATCTGAACAATTCTATATCTCTGTCTGGGTTCTCTGGATTTATTTGCTCGATGAACCTTATGAAGAAAGTATATTCTCTACACTCTATGAATTTTTCATATGATGGGTTAATAAACGAAACTACTTCATGCGCATAACATTCAAATAATACATAGGCTCGTTTGTGAACTGTGGTGTCACGCAATGCCAGTCTTTCTTCTACCATCCTAATGTGAGATATACTAGCAAAAGCTTCTCCACATACTTTACAAATATGTTTTTTTTCGGAAGCTTCTTTTTTTGGTTTTGTATTCTTATTAGGATTTGCCAGACTTTTTTCGAGTTTTCTTTGGTAATAGCTGTCCGGTAAGTTTCGCATATGAATCTATCACTTTCTCTTGGGTGTCTTTATCTACAGCATAGGACATCAACATATCATTGATGTCCTCAAATGTCATTTTCTTTACAAGTAGTTCTATTTCTTTATCAGAAGCACTTGGCATACGATCATACATAAATCGTATAATGAAATGTTTTGATTCCTTAGAAGCCATCGGTATCCATGCTCTACGATATGAGGTGCCATCGCCACACAATGTCATCAGTTTATATTGCATTTCTGGGTGTTTGTATAAATCCCAGAAATTCATATTGACCAACTCATTCACCAATCTGAGGTTAGTTTCTATGTTTGGATTCTTATCAGATAAACCAGTCATCCATTGCATTACTACTAATGGAACAAAAGACTTTTTCTCTTGCTCCGTAATCATATTGAGAAAATTTCCTTGTTTATGATCTATAGCATTTAAGGTCTTGAATATGTCTAGCTTTTGTTTTTCAACAATGTCTGTGCCAATATCAATGTTGTTGTTCTTATCAAGCGTCTCTTGATTAAACCCTATGTCGTCGAAATTGAAAAAGTCTTCCATTTTTATATTAGTTTTTAAATTAAAGTAGTGATATCAAGTTCTTCAGGAACCTTAGACAGATCACATATTACATATATGCAATCTGGATTGGGCTTGTCGTTGACCGGTAGTGTTAGAAAATTACCATGCTTCAGCCGAGGACTTGTCCAAGTACGATCCGGGAGGACTGATAGTAACTCAACTTCATGAAAAGTTGGCATATATCCGTCGATTGGGTTGAACCCCCATGTATGGAATATTCTTCCATTCAATTGAGCAATTTCTATTGGCTCAACAATTCCAGAATGTTTGTCACATATCAACAAACTCCAATCATATGGTAGTTCAATTTCATTATCACCAATACGAAGAACTGCAGTTGGCCTGACAAATTCATCTAGAAATACTAGATAATGGAAATAATAATCTACTTGGGATTCGTCCGAATAATCAAGAACATTGAAATACAGTTCTTGGTCAGGACTCACGTCTTGGGTTATTTCTTGGCGGGTATTTTCAGGAGTTAGGATATACATTTTATTTTGTCTTTTTGAAAGTTTGGAAGACTCGATTGTAGTCGTGATCCTTAAATACGTCAATTTTACAAACACTATAAGGATATTCTACATCGCGATAAAACTCTTTTCGCTTAGTCAAATGCTTGGATGAAAACTTTGCAGTAGATGTAACATCCCATATATCAACATAATCTTTATCAGATGCTATACGAACCCCTCGGCCAATACTCTGAATAACCCGGACAAAACTCTTCCCCGGTTCTACAAGGAATACATTGAACAACCGGTTTATATTGATACCAACCGCAGCAACACCATAAGAAGCAATCAATACCTTATTGTCGCCCTTGTTGATATCCGCATAAGCTTCCGAACGATCTTCGGTCTTTGTGTTGCCATATACAAACACTGACCCAGGTATCAACTTTTGTAGATACTTGCCAGTTTCGATCGTGTCAATAAGTAACAACACATTTCCAGTTTCTTTAGCAACATGTTCAGTATATCTGGCTATCCAATTCAACCTATTTTCATCGGTCATCAAATGACTTCGTTCTTCTGGATATGTCTTATAAAGAACATCGTCAGTAATCTGTAGAATATTGATATGGCACTTAGCCAATGATCCTTTATCTTGTAGAACCTTTGCCTTTATTTCACCAACCACTTCACCAATAACAGTAGTCAAATATAACTTATTATATTCTTCTTTTGGTATTGTGCCGGTCATCCCCCATCGGAGTTGGATTTGCTTGCATGGTCCAGAAAGTATCTTTTGTAGTTCTGCTGCTTTGCTAGAATGGGCTTCATCGGTGATGACCGCAACCACACCATAAACAATATCTTCTATTAGAAATTCTGTGTCTATTTCTTTTTCTTTAGAACGCATAACCGAAGATAAACTTTGCCATGTGGTAATAACATGTTTATGATCGATTTCTTTACGCTCACCATAAAATACACCAACATCCAAACCAAGCATCTTATAATCTTTTTCTGTCTGGGTGACTAGTGACTTACTTGGGACTATGACAATACTTCTACCATATTCTTCTACAATCTTAGAAAGTACCGCAGTGATAATTGTCTTACCAAGACCTGTTGGCAAACTTTGAATAGATTGTTGATTGTGGAGATAATTGTTGACCGCATAGACTTGTTCATCTGACAGAATAATTGGCTCTCCGGCTAATGGGTGCCCAGTAGGCCAAAATGTGTCTGATAAGAAAAACTTATCGATTTCTTCAAATTCAAATTCTTTGGTGATCCGATCATCTACCAAATCTACAATTTCATATCCATTCTTTTCTACAATTGGTATTAGCTTTGGTAGAAGATTGATATATGACTGTCCGGATATTGACGCAAATGATATAGTTCCGTCCCATCGCCCTAATTTATATTGTGGACTAAATCTTGCTTCTGGTTTGAAATACTTTACGGCATTGACCAACTCTCTACGAGTAGCCACATCCAAATTCTCAAACTTGCAATTTACATAGTCCATCAAATGCAAAACTGTTTCTCTTGATTGTTTCATAGTTTATTTTTGTTTAATATTTGTTTAATTTTTTAAAGGTTGGTTACGTCTTGTTACAACTTTGTTTGTTCTTGTCGAAAAAGACTCTCGACCTAAGCACCGAATGAAGGCATAATTCATTCATTCGCACTACTTATCTAACTGGAACTTCACCATGTCTACCATTGCTCTGACCCAAGCCCAAATCAAAGAACTGCCGGTGGAGACCACGGTCTATCGGACTCTGATCACTACGGATGGCAATCTGATTGCAGTCCATATCCGGGAGTGCAGAATCATCGGCCGTGATGGTACGAAACGCTATGTGTATGTCGAAACCGGGTGCTCGGATTGTTTTGTGCCATCTGACAATTACAGTCTCGCGGACCTTGGTTCGTCGGATGATCCGGCTACCACTTTCCTGACGCTTGAAGATGCAAAGAACTTCCGAACTGAAGTTTTCGATGGGAAGCAAACCAATGTAGTCAATACCCTGAAAGCATTGTTCTGGAAGATGGATGATTCTAGCAGGTCGCTGTATCTGAAATTACATTGGAAATAATTCTCTCCAACAATATCCCAACACAAAAAGCCAGAACAATGTTCTGGCTTTTCCATTTTCAGATTGATTGTTTTATTGGCCGATTATATATTCGATCATTCCAAAGTATTGACACTTCTTCTGGGGTAGGCGCAACTTCCATCAAATCGCATATATCGCATTCGATAGAACATATACCGGCATATGCGCGCATATCATATTTGTATGGTTCCCCACCACAAATTTTACACCCCATCAAAATACCAAAAGAATCAAGAATCATAATGTGGCATCATCCATACCAGCTATTCGGAGTCTCGATATGTGGCCTATTTGGAAATTAAGGCATTCGTATCCTTTGGTCAACCCAAGGAACTTATTTCTTACTAGAGCAACATCATTTATTATTTCTGCATATACTCTGACATTTGGTTCACAATCCGTATATTTTTCAATATCTCTTGAAGTCAATGCCCGCTTATTTGTTTCTAATATTCGCTTGTATGCCGAACTTCGTTCAAATCCAAGCAAGGTATTGAAATGCTCAAGTATAGCTTCAATTTCTTGAAGCTGGTTATAACGGTATGCCATTCTTGATGGCAATTGTCGGTGAATTACTTCTAGCCTTATGCCAGAAGTATCCAAGTCTAATAATCCTTCTTGGACCTGTTGCTCAAAATATTCAACACATTCTGGTATAGTGGTTATGTCTGATTTTACTTTAGAAAACCATGACATTAATTATCACCGTAACCATACATTTCTTCATCATATTCTTCATGGCTTATTTCTGTAAGGTCATATTCATCCGCGCCATATAGATTTTGATAAGCAGTATGGAAGTTATTGTCTGATCCAATATTCGACACTACTTCTTGAAATACATCGGAACTGACACCAATGCGGTCAAATACTTCCATAATAGAAGTAGCTAGTTCTATTTGTTTTTCCTTGCCGCGAATCAGTGGTGAGCAATCATCCCATAGTTTTGATACGGCAGTTACGAAATCATCATGTTCTAGTGTAATCATTGTTTTGTTTTCTTTCTTAAAATATTATTTGTGAATTGTTCGGCCAAATGGGCCAGTGCTTGGGTAGTATCAGTAAGCATACCAAATAATGATTGGTTAGTATTGGCTATTGTGGTAGGCAGGGTATCCCCATAAGTAGAATACTCTGTGTGGATCGGTACCAAAATATTATCCTTATTTGTTGGCATAACCATAGGTTGTGCCTTCAATACTTTGAAGCCAGTGAACGTTTTTTTCCATTTTGAAAGATCAACGTCATGCCATGCTTCTTTTATAGGATTGTCAATTTTAGAAGGTGTAGATCCATCATCTACCAACTCCAAACTCATCAACACATTATTTGTGTTTGCAAACTCTCTTAGATTATCTAAGAAAGTTCTAATTGATGCAATTTTTCTTTTTCCAACAACCGATACTATTAACGAAGTATCTTCATTGTCCGCAGATATACGAACGAATATTTTCAAATCTTGAAGCCATATTTTAATGAACGGCTTGTCTGGGTCCATAACCCGTGACCCAGACTCATCATATAATACCAATTGCTTACTATAAGCCGACAAATATATGTAAAGATTGTGTTTTAGTTCGTGCGCGCTGACCATGTTTTCCTACCTCAAACTTCAGTTATAATTTATGTCACACATAATTGTGTGACATTTGACACTTCATCGAAGCTGCTATCAGTGGATTAATACCCACCTCTAGACTCACATCCTCTCCATGTCCTTCACCGGCTAATTCGGCCGGATTAATACTATATAGCTCTTTTATACCTTGATTCAATATGTTAATGGCTGCATTTAGATCTCTGTCGTGAAATGACCAGCAATAAGAACACATCCATTCTCTTACCTTCATACCAAATGATGATTTCTTTCCACATACCGAACAGGTCTTGCTAGATGCATAAAATCTATCTACTTGATGGAATGTTTTACCATACCAATCGCATTTGTATTTTATCTGAGCTACTTTAGTAGCTAGACCTGCATCTGAAATAGACTTACCTAGAATCTTTTTCATACCTGATATATTAAGGTCTTCCATACATATGGTGTCATAATTTTTTACTAGGTAAGTTGATATCTGATGTAGATACCAATTACGGCATCTTGCTACATATTGATGTATTTTAGCTACTTTTAATTTTTGTTTAAGATAGCGATTACTACCTTTTGTTTTTCTACTTAATTT